AAAAGATCGGCCAAATGTAGATAAAAGATCGGCCAAATGTAGATAAAAGTATTTAAAATAATTTGTTAAAAACATTTGACAAGGTATCGCAGTAAACTTATAATTTATTCGAGTTAAATAAATCAAGTAGTAAACAGGTGAGTAAAAATGAATAATTCTTTTTATACAAAACAATATAAAGGACAATACTATCATGGGCATAATACTCCTAATGGTTCTGTCGTTACTGCGACATTCAATGGGGACGGTGTGTTTAAACATCAACAAGTTACTAATGAGCGTGCTGCAAAGTTGTTAATAACTAAATGGTTAAAGGAAGTAAACTAAAATGAAAACACTACAAGAAGCTAGAATATTTGCAGCTAAAATAAATAGAAAGTGCGCCGCTGAAGCGTTATCCCCTGATTTTGGCTTTGCCGAGCATGTAACGCATGAAAAGAAACTAGAATATGTTAAAAAACAAATAACTTTAGCTGAGGAAATAGAAAACGGTTTACATGACCATAATTTTACGATAGCGCAAAGAATGCATTTTTTTATGACAGGCGAGTGTGTACCGCTACTAACTTAATAAATCAATATATTAAACGGTATAAAGTAATGACTTTACAAAAACAAATAAACGAGAAGCTAGAAAGCAAATTATTTTTACTTGATCGCACAAACGAACGAATAAAGCTTTATAGCTCTAAAGGCGTGGTTAACACAACACTAGCTGAGCTAGAAGAATTACACCGTTTAAAACGTAAATACGAACGAGCTGTTTTATTCTGGACTGGTATAAAAAAGAGGTTTAAATAAAATATCATGAAATACGTAATCAAAAAACAACCTTTGAACTTTTCAATACAAGTTGATGCAAAACGCGGTGAATTTGAAATAGAAGCCGCGAATATAGACGAGGCACGAACTAAAGCAAAGCGGATCATCTGCGACCCTGTAGAATGGGCGTTAATCGCACCTTGGTTTGAGGAATACAACAAGTACTGCGCGCCGCCTAACAACGCTAAGGAATATGTAAACGCGACAACGCTATATAAATATCTCGGTAAAGGTGAAAAATATCAAGAATACATTTCACCGCGCAATAAACAATACCCCGAAAACGGTAAATTTTTTAACCCGGCAGACGCTAAACGAGACTATTTGAAACATAAGGCGTTAGCTGATAAAGAGTTGGATTTTATCGAAGATCACCTTAATTTATTAGAGCAAGAAACAGGTGTCAGAGTTGACTATCACATAGATGGCGATACATACGGCATATACGAGGAACATTTATACCTTGAAGTAACTAAGGGCGCTTACACATTTAAGAGGATTATAAACCAATAGGACTAATAAAAATGATATTTATAAAAGCTTGGCTAATACTTAACGTTATTGTGTTTTTAATCTTTTTTATAAAAATGTTAAAAAAGACTTGTAATAGAAAACCAATAAACTTATAATTTACTTATTGAAATTAATCAATCGACACAGGCAAATAAAAATGAACTATTACATAATAAAACTAATATTGCTGATCGGTGAGTATGAAAAAAATACTATAACCGTAATAAAAGCTGAAAATGAAGGTTTAGCACGACTCCATGCATTAAGAGGTGAATCACACGGTGACGATGCAGACTTTGACAGTAATGGAAATTGGTGGGACATGGAAGAAATGGTTTACAAGGTCGATATGTGTAAGCAAATAACGCGCGAGCAATACGACACTTATCTAAATATAATTAACCCCTATACAGGTAAATAAAAAATGAAATATAAAGGCTATACGATCAAACAAAACAAGCGCGGAATTTGTGTATACTTGGATAACAAATTCATTGAAGGCGGACTGGCTAGTATGGCTGAAGCGTACGACACAATAAACCTTTATACGGGGAATGATTAAAATATACAGCTAACTAATTTATAAAATAAATCAACACAGGAACAAATAAAATGAAACACGATTATGACAGCACAACCAATCAACGAATTAAAGCGCGTTTAGTAGAACGAGAAGTAATATGTAATCATAACCAATTAATACAGCATCTGTGCGAGTACGGTGCCGGTGCTTGGGAGGACGAAGTTTACCAACTCACAAGAGCTATTGATTATAATTACACTTTAGATAACAACGGATATGTGATAGTTAAGTATCAAGCCGCTTATTATTGGGTAGATACTGAAAACAGCGACGAACTTCTTGGAGATAGTTTTGATACTAAAGAAGAAGCTCAAATTGATTGTATTCAAGAAAACAGTTTAGATTATGAATATTTAGAACCATCCGAGTATTACGGTGTGTCCGACTGGCTCGCTACTAAGCTGAGAGAGCAGGGCGAGGTAGTGGTAGAGCTGTTGGGCTTTAATGTATGGGGGCGCGGCTGTACTGGACAGGCTATATTACTAGATCATTGTATTAGTATGATAGCTACTAGTATGGAAATACTAGAAGGACAGGCCAACGACTGGACAAGTACGGTAAGTTAAAAGCAAAACGATAAAACAAATTGGGATTATACAATGCGTAATATAGATAAACAAAAAGGCGGTAACATAGATAATATACTAACAGGCATAATCATGGGTATCTTATGGGTAATCATAGCGATACTAGGAGGACGTAACAGCGAGTAGATAACAGACAGTACAACAAGTAATAAGACACAGCCCGGATAACAACCGGGCTTTTTATTGCCTGTACACAACACACGTAGCACCAGCCAGTTTAACCGCTGGCTTTTTGCTGCCTAAACATACTGTTCATTTATACAGTAGTTAATGTTCCACGTGAAACATAGGGGTCTCTAGAATTATCCCAGCATCGTGGGCGCAGATTGAGCCCGATTTCGCACTATAATCTCACTTTACATAGTACCACCACAAAGACCCTTTACTATCAATCACTTGGAACGACACCTAAGTCATTGTGTTTATTAATGTTGCAGCAAATGTTCCAATATAGAACATGGAATAAAATAATTGTACAAACCATTGCGTTTAATTGCGGGGCATGGTAAAGTAGTGTTTTACTACTTAGGAAATTCACAATGGATACAGGACAGAGCAATAAACGATCATTGGTGGAGTTGTTATGAATCACCGAGGATTCCTAGCAAGTTCACTAGCGGCACAGACCGTTTTCGTAAAAGCGAAAACTTGATGAACTAAAATTATCGGGTCCCCGACAGCCCATACAAGAGTTTTAAGCTATGGCAAAGATTATTTATAAATAAAGTGTTGACACAAGTAACAAAGTATGGTTTAATAGTGTTTCGTAGGGTTCTGACGCCAAATCTATGTATTCTACGACACATTTACGGGTATGATGAAACTCTGCCTTAGAATTAAAGAATTTGATCAGCGGCGTTGAAAGTAGGAACGCTCATAAAGTGAGGGTGTAGGTAAGGTGCTTCGTGAGCATTAGCCTCTTAACATTTAGTCGAAACATGGGAAATAGGGTAACTACCTGCAGTTATTTTCGGCATTTGATAAAAACACCAGCTGGGGTAACGTCCAGCCTGATCAATATCTCTCTGTTGGTAGCTCAGTCAGGCCAGAGTCCTCCGTTTGGAACGGAGTTGCCGAAGGTTCAAATCCTTCCCGACAGACCAGTTAACAAAACCCGGCACGCCTCTTAACAATGCGCAACCTTCTGGGTTATTTATTAATGAGTAAGTAGACTACTCGGGCCTTGAATTAGATTTCATTTAGTCTGAGGAAAGCGAAACCACGTACGCTAATGGGCGATGCAGCGCGCCATTAAATGAGTTGCCGCTCTAGTGGGCATAGGCAACCCCGTTCAGTTAATTCTGGCGGGGTTTTCCCAAATTTAAACTAAGCCTGATGATTACGTGGGTATGAAACGCATATGCGTCGCTTAGGTCTACTAGCTTGGTTGTGAGTAGAACAAGGTCAGCACTTTGCCTTAAATGTATTCCCCCGAGTATCTTTAAGGCAAAGATCGGACACGCTGAGTAGGTAGACTACTCGGGCCTTGTTTAAAAATAACAAGATAGTGGTACTGTGAGTACCACTATTGAGCATTATATAAACCAAAACACCCTGTTCAGGTAACTATAGTGTTCATAAACCTTGAACAAAACAATTTATTGAACTAGGTTTAGTAACATTCCCCCTTTGCATACATATAAGTATGCAAAAACAACAAAATGTAAAACTTATAGTTTTACATTGGTCCTAAAATGAACCCCGAACAGATATTAATACGTCGCCAACAGCGAAAGTTGTTGGGGGCTTGTGCTGCGTGCACCCACGCGGTAGAAAACTACAAGAGCCTTGGAAAAGAGGCTTGTGAGAAAGGAAAATCAACCTTTAAGAAAAAACAATGTGGTCAGTTTAGATATAATTCGGACTGGGCACGCTAGAACAAGAGTAGCAGCGGACGCACACTAATAAAGAAAGGAAAACAGGTTTAACCCGAAGCACAGGATGCTGAAGCTCTGACCCTCATACTGGAATTGAGGTCCCTTGCTACTCTTACTATATAACTACACTAAGGAGTCCTTATGCTAGGAAATTTAATACCTTCTAGATCAGAGGATTCGATTAGGTACGATCATAATCAGGCAGTACCCTTGTCAACTTGGACAATCCCCCACAACTTAGGAAAAAGGCCCTTTGCTGTACATGTAGTAGATACAGGGGGCAGTGACGTTGTAGGTGATGTCGTTCATGTGGACCTAAACACAACACAGATAATCTTTAGCGCTCCGTTTGCAGGAAGCGCTTATTTAGGAGCATAGATAATGTCGCAAAAAGTATTAGTTAGTTTAGATTTAGCTGGTAATCAGGTATTAGGACTTCGGTTAGAGAACTTAGCCGCCGACCCCCCGCCGTTCGGCGTGGGGCACATGTACCAAAACACAGTTACAGGACTTGTTCGCCGTTACGACGGTACATCTTGGACTGATTTTGGTGCTGCTACAGGCTCAGGCGACATGCTAGCGTCTACCTACGACCCAACTGGTGTGGCCGACGACGCGTTCAATACTGACAACATGGTGAACGGTACAACTACCGTTATGATGTTACTGACAGAGCGTAATAAGCTTACAGGTATTGAAGATAATGCTACGGCAAATGACACAGATGCTAATTTACTTAACCGGGGTAACCATACAGGTACTCAGGTTGCTGCAACAATTTCAGACCTTACGGCCGCTGTTGATGCGTTAATTGATGCTCGTATGACGGGCGCTCCTGCCGCGTACGATACATTCCTTGAGATCGCGAACGAGATGGCTGCGGATGACAGTGCCGCTGCTGCAATGGCCGCAGATATTGCAACCAAGACTGGTAAGTACTCTGAGGCAATCGGAGATGGCACAGCAACAGCAATTGTTGTTACCCACAGCCTCGGTACATCAGACGTTGTTATGTCGGTTAGAGAACTGTTGAGTAATGATGTTGTGATTTGCGACATGCAAGCTACCAGTACGAACACAGCAACTTTTACATTTGCCTCTGCTCCCGGTAATGGCGCATACATAGCTACTATTATAGGCTAGTTTAGATGGACCACCTCGGTACCCGTGTTGACCCAAAGAGCGTAGTTACGCTTGATCAGTTACCTGAGACATCCGCGAACAACCCCATCGCCACTGTTGCCGACGCACAAGGCGCGACGCTTGGCTTAGAGCAAGGCTTACTTGCAGCACAGGGACAACCTGCGCTAACAGTACTTGCGGTAGGTTATACAACATCAGGTAAGGTCCAAGGAATATCCTTGGGTGCGGGCAACGTAATCGAAGTATATGCAAACGGAGCCGACTTCAATGAAGGTACCGTGTTGTACCGAGAGTTTATGTCCTTTGGAGAGCCGATTTGTTTTACAGGCTTGTCGGACGGAGCTATTATTACCTCTACTCAAGGGTTTTATGGTTTTAGTGAGCAGTTAGAAGGCGGGGATGAGTCCCCTATGCCCTTGTTGTCTTATGGCTTGTCGTTTAAGAGCACATTCTTTTTCGGGTTTCGTAATTGTCAGACGTATGCCCCGGGAAGCACAGGAGCAAACCAAGGGTGGGTTCACGTAGTCAATGGCCCTTTATCGTCAACTATAAAGTTGACGGACGGTAATGGAGTAACTGTTCAAGGTCAAGAGGATATAAGCCTAACCCCTTGGCAGTATTACAGATTGTACACGAGCGGAAACCAAGAGTACGTTATCGATTCGACCAACCCCGTTATGGCTTGCCATAACGCAAACATGGACCTCAGCCCTTTTGGACGGTTCTATGATAGTCGGTTAATCATGCCCTTGTCTAATGATCTAATCACATGGCCTCGATCCGGTCAATTCTCAGCCCCTTATGCGAACACCTTAGTTAATTGGTTTGTTCGTGATGGTGCGGAAGGAACATTTACGGTTAGTCCCGGTTCACCTATAGACTTCGATGGAGCTGGGGGCACAGGCGCTAATGACGCTGACTATGAACCTAATGGTGCGACGAGAACACTGATTAACGGATTGGGCTCAGCTTATTCAGGCGCGGACAGTGCTGGGCTAGAAGCTTCGCCTGCTATGCCTGTAAGCGCTATGTCGCAGGTCGTAGCACAGCCGTTGCACATCGCGGATAATGGCGATGGTGGTAATTCAGGGGTGGCTATAGCCAGTCCTTATGAAGGCACGGCCAAGGTAATGGAATGGAACGACGTCACTCAAACACTTGATCTAGCATACACCGTTCCGCTGAATAGGAATGGGGTTACTGTGACTACGAAAGAAGATCAAAAACATCCGTCTGCGGGCCTAGTGGCTAATGAGACCTCTACAGGCTCCATATTACTTGAAGGTCAGTTAAACGCAGGCGTTGTAATAGCCGATGTGCCGATAACCGTTGTTGTGCAGAACGGCGATGCTAACCTACGACCTGTGATCAGAAGTCAAAACGGAACAACAGTGGCAGCGATAGCTTGCGATGATGATGAAACACTATCACTTGGCTGGACCCCCGCCACCTTAAGAGCAGAGATTACTGAGGGGACGGATGGCCTGTTTTATAAGCGCGTCATAACAGGTGGCGCAGAAACTTGGGTGGTGGCGTAATGGCGGGCGAGTTATCAATAATCGGTTACGACAGCGGTGCAACTGTTGTTGTAAGAGTGTACACAGAAGCCTTGGTGCAGGTTGGGGCGGACATCACGGCCTATGAAGTAGCTAATGGAAATTACTTGGCGGACATGCCTGTGGGCACACCTGCTGCTACATACGTTATAGGGTTCTATGATGGTGGACAAATAATCGCAGACGGCACAATAAATTGGGATGGAACAAAAGAGGTTTCTGGGACAGAAGTGCAGGTTTTATCTTCCAATCCTCCCTTGAAAATAAAAACCTCTCCCTCAAAAATGAAACTAAAACTCGGTAAGTGCTGTTAATGCACGGAGGACTCGGTAATGAGCAGTATAGCAACACTAGTAACTAATCAAGACTTTTCCTCTAGGGTTGTTCTTTACGGTTTAATAAACGAAGACGAGCAGTTTAGGATTCACGCTTCTTCAGTTGTACGTTGTCGCGTTAAATCAGCGGACGGTAAAACAACGTTAACACCTTGGCAAGTGTTAACGCACAATTCACGTAGAAATGACGATTGGGACTTGAGCACGGTAGACATCTTTTTTCCGGCTAGCGAGCTAACAGCTATACCTTATGGGAATGTTAAACTAGATATTAATGTTTCGGGACCTTATGTAGCACGTGACGGCACCTTGTCTTCTGATACTTACGATAAAACATGGACAACCAACTTGCATGTAGAAGTTGGGCTAGCATAAGGAGAATACAATGGCACAAACATTACCAGATATCGAGTTAACTACGGAATGGCAGAGTATAAATACCTTGTCTGGAATCCCTGTAGGAACTGAGTTTGTTTTTCAGCATAAAGGACGCTTTCATAAAGTTCTTTTGTCTGAGGGTACGCAACCCGAAGCGGATTCAAAACAAGGGGTTATGTTAAGTGTAGTCGATAGAACTATTAATATCGCAGCAGGCTCCTTGGAAATCTGGGGGAAAAACTTAGCCTCTAATAGTACGGCACACGTACAGGTAGTTTAGTATGCCTTTTTACAAACAAGGCACCGTGGGATCAAGTGGTGGTTCCAGTGCTGGCTCTTCTGCTGTTGTTAGTAACCTTTTGATTGGACAGTTATTTTACGACACGGATAATACTCCGACAGATGGAAAGCTGTTTATGGGGCAAACTTATCAGTGGTCGGACAATCCGTTACTAGAAGCTAAGTTTATAGCAAACGGACATGGGTTCCTAACCGATAATGCTGATGGATCATTTACAGTTGTTTCTCACGATGACTTTATAAGAGCGGGTAGTTCTTCTATTGGTGTTCATGTTGATGATACGACCGCTGTTAATGGTCTGACAGGTACTGTAATTGATGCTAATCCTTCGGGCAGACAGACTAATCGACGCATAGGTGGTAGTAACGCTGCTCATCCAACCGAAACAAATACAACTAGAAGTGTAACACTTGAAGGCGATGATGAAACTGCACCTTTTCACCGAGTAGCTTATTTCGGGGTTTACGGCGACGCAGCTGCCTTCCAAGAGTCGCCTGCTCCTGCGCCACAAAACACTTATTTTTATGCTTCTATAAATGATAATAGTCAAGACGAGTCGGTGTCTGATAATGACACTATTGACTTGGACTTTATGACCATCCAATTTAATCCAGAAAACTTTACTCTAATTAATTCTGGGTTGACTTTCCCGACGCCTAGTGGGGGCGAGGCAACAGGTTCTATTACTCGTGCTTTAAAGATACCTGCTGTTATAACGCAGGACAGGGACATAAAGTTAGAGTTCTTTGGTGAGTTTGAGCCAGAAACCACTTCTGATGAGTCTTTTTCGGTTGAGATGTACAAGAACGGCCAATTTGTTACGCAGGCCCGAGCTACGTCAGATGGAGACAGCGGCTCTTCAACATTTTTTATGAAATACTTTGGGACACTAACTGGTGGAGATGAGATCGCATTCAAAGCTGTGAACATCGAAGGCGATGATGATCAAACAGGACAAAACTATCAACTAACAATAGAGCCTATATTTTTATAGAAAAAACAACAACTTACGGTCAATAAGATGGAAACCTTTTCAATAAATAAATTGTCGGAGCTTACAGGCGTCGACAGACGTACGTTAAAAAAATACTTGGGAAAGTACGCCCCCGATAAGAAGTCAGATACAAGAGAAGAGTATTCATTCAAAACCGCTGCTGTAGCACTGAGTGCTATGCCTTCTTGGGGCGTTGAGAACTCTGAGAGTGGTGAGACAGACCCTACTAAGATGGACCCAAAGGATGCCAAAGATTGGTACGACGCACAGAACAAGCGTTTGACCTACGAAAGCTCTTTGAGAGAACTTATCCCGGTAACCGAGGTTCGAGAGGTTGTTGCAGAGGCCTTTAAGATTGTTGTTTTCGCATTAGACACCTTACCCGATAGAATAGAACATGAAGTTGGGCTGCAAGCCGACCAACTAAAAGTTTTCCTTGGCTCCATTGATGATGCTAGGCAGTCTTTAGCTCATAATCTAGAGGAGTATTTAGAAGTAGAAGATAATCAGATTGATGGATAACTTTGCTTCAACAAAGGCAACGTTGTTGCCGACAGTAGACATCGTACGCCCACCCAAGCGCCTTACGGTAACTGAGTGTGCGGCCGAGTATGTTTATCTTAAAGATGAGGCTTACACAGGGTATTATCCCCCTCATCTAGCTCCCTTGATGGCAGAGCCTGCGGATTGCCTAACGTCGAGATATTTTGATAGCGTGATACTTGCTGCTGGCGTACAGAACGGAAAAACACAGTCGGTGATCTTGAATGGTGCCGCGCATAAAATTGTTGCTGACCCGATGGACGCAATGATTATTGAAAAAGATATGGCGTCGGCCAATGACTTCTCTGTTAGAAGACTTGACCGAATGCTTAACAACTCTCCTAAGCTAAGAGACTTGTTGTTACCGGGCCGCACGAGCGATACGGTATTTAGAAAGAAATTTAAGTCTGGTCAGCTCCTTAACGTAGGCTGGCCTAGTCGAAACCAACTTGCAGGTAAGCCCATTGGGTTTATGCTTGGCACCGATTATGATCGGTGGCCTGACGATGTTGGTGGAGAAGGTTCTGGTTTTGACCAGATGAAAAAGCGTACTACTACTTACATGAGTAAAGCCATGTGTGCGGTAGAAAGTACCCCCTCAAAAGAAGTTGAGGACCCTAAGTGGGTAGCCTCTCAGGATGCGCCTCACGAGGCTCCTCCTACTAAAGGTATACTAGGTCTCTACAACACAGGAGATCGACGCATGGTATATGCACAGTGTCCGCACTGTGATGAATATTTTAAGCCTTCGCCTAACCCTGATGAGTCTATGTATATGCCAGAGGCAGATAGCGTAGAGGAGCGAGCCGAACAAATCGCTTTAGTTTGCGATAATTGCGAAGGACACATTACCTTGGAGCATGAAAGAGCTTTTCGAGCTACAGCAGTGTGGCTAAAAGAAGGTCAGACCATAGACAGCCAAGGTGTTATTAGTGGAGAAGGACGAAAGTCTAGGCGTGCCAGTTTTTGGTGCGCGGGGTGGTTCGCATCTTTCAACAGTTGGTACGAAATAGCACTGACCTATGCCCGAGCGGAAGATCAGTACCTTCGTTCTGGTGACGAAGAAGCGTTAAAGAACTGTTACAACCAAGAGTTTGTTTATCCTTACATACCTAAATCTAGGCGTGCTAAGGCAGCTAACTATGATCTCCTAAAAGAAAGAGCCTTGGACGTAGAAAGGTTTAGTGTGCCTGATGGGGTAAGGACTATCCTTACTAGTGTTGACGTACAGGGTGGTAAGAACTCTCGCTTTGAATTCTGTGTTATCGGAATGGGAATCGAGAACCGTATGTGGGCTATGGACAGGTATGCACTTAAAGAAGTAGATCGAAACGGTACCACTGACAGAATACAGCCTGCTGTTTATGAAGAAGACTGGGAGCAGTTAAACGCGAAAATAAACGCTACTTTTAAGCTACCGGGCGGAAAAGAATTAATGAACCACTACCTTGTAGTGGATTGTGGGGGAGAGCCCGGTGTTTACGATAATGCTCTTAATTGGTATCGTACACTGGAGCCCCAACTACAAAGAAAGTGTTACCTCATCCGTGGTATGGGCGGAGACTCGGTTAAGAAAAAGATTAAAGAAAATGCCGACAAGGTTTCGCTAAGCTGGCCTGATAGTAGAAAGCAGGCGGGCCGAAACGTATCTAGTACAGGTGACGTGCCTGTGTTAATGGTAAACACTGATCGTTTTAAAGACGACATAATGGGTCAACTTGAAAGAGATTTTGATGGTTGGGGTTATGTGCAGTTCCCCAAGTACTATAAAGATTTTCATTACGAAGAGTTACTAAACTCGGAGATAAGGGAGCCTCACGGGTGGGAACAAATACGAGGAAAGGCTAACGAAACACTCGACCTGTTTGTTTATGTGTTAGCGATATGGCACCACTTAGGTGGACACGATATCAATTGGCAGAGGCCCCCTTTGTGGGCTGCAGAACTTGATAAAAATAGTAATGTTGTTACGTCCGGCCAGCGCCGCGAGGTGAAAAAACGTCCTTATAGGAGGGTACATAATGCCGGTCGCTAATTTTTGCTTTTATACAATAGAAGACCTGCGGATACTACAACAGGCCATTGTTTCGGGGGAACTTAAGTCTAAGCACCAAGATAGGCTGGTTGTTTATCGAGACTTGGATGAGATGCTTCGTATTGAGCAGCGTACTATTAAAGCGCTTAATGAGAACAACGGAAAGGGTAAACGAGAACGCAATAGTTTTAGACTTTGTGTTGATCAGGGACTATAAACAATGACAGCAATTTTAGACATTCATGGGTTTCCTTTGCGTCAAACAGCGAGAACCACCCATAACACGGCAGCTAGTCGCGGTAAGCGTTCTACTGTTATGTCAGGAAAAGCTGCAGGCCCCAATTCGGCTGTAACGCCAGAATTAGCAAAGGTAAGAAACCGCGCAAGGGATGCGGTTAGAAACAGTCCTTATATTGGTAACGCTCTTAGGGCACTTGTTAAGCACGAAATTGGCACAGGTATAACGTGTCGTTTTCTTGTTGAAGATGAGGATGTAAGAGGCCAGTTAACAGACGCTTGGAAAGAAAGCTTGCCTAATATGTACAGTGACGGAATCGGTCACTTTTATGCCGGCCAAAGATTAGGTAGTCGGGGTCGTAACGAATCAGGCGAAGTGTTTTTACGTCGCAGACGTAGACCCTCGCGTTCGTTTAATGGTGTACCTATGCAAATACAATTACTTGAGTCGGACTTGTTGGATACAACCTACAATACCACTACAAGTAACGGTAATTATATTAGAGCGGGTATCGAATTAAACTCAAGAGGTGATCGAGTAGCCTATCACTTCTTTAAAGATCACCCTGACGACGAACAGAATAATTTTAAAACAAAAGATCAACGTGTTCGTATATTGGCAAAGGACGTAGTACACCACTACATTCCTATGCGCCCCGGTCAACTTCGCGGTATGCCAATACACTCTTCGGCTTTGTTCAAGAACGCAAACCTCGAAGCTTATGATGATTACGAACTTGAGCGTAAAAAGAACCACGCTTCGTTCACAGGTACTATCGAGCGCGAGGCAAAGTACGACTCTCGAGGTATGCAGATTGACCCTATAACAGGTGAGCATTTCGACCCTGATATGGAGATACCAGATGTTAATTTTATCGCGGGCGTTATCACACAACTTGGTGACGGAGAAAAGCTAAACTTATTCGACGCTGAAAAAGGCGGAGAGTTTTATGCTGATTACATGCGGCAGCAGCTCATGTCTATCTCATCATCTTTTGGCGTGCCTTACGAGTTGGTTACCGGGGATTGGAAAGAAGTGAATGACCGTATCTTAAGAGCCATTCTTAATGATTTCCAGAGAGAGATCGAGGCTATTCAAGAAATCTATCTGATCACACAGCTATGTCAAAGTACGTTAGCTTGGTGGATGGATGCGGGTGTGCTATCTGGACGACTACAGTTGCCAGACTATGCTAACCGTAGAGCAGAATATTTAGACGTAGATTGGCGTCCACAAGGATGGGCGTATGTCCACCCGCTACAAGACGCGCAGGCTGCGGCTCTAAGAATCGAAACGGACTTGAGTACACACGAGAAAGAAGCCCGTAAACACAACTGTGATGCCGATAAAGTTCTCGACGAAAATGTTGAGCACATGGCTAAGAAGCAAAAGTTGATGAAAGAGAAAGGTGTGGAAATGCCTTCCGACACTAACAACTCAGAGGACAAAGATAAAGATGAAGTATCTAAACCTAGCCAGTAGATTATTTAACCAGCCCTTGCTAGTGGAGGAGTCTTATCTAGCAACATTCGTTGCTGCGTTTTCGGGTCAAGACCCCACGCTACAAATAGGCCAAATAACTATGCCTGATGGAACTGGCATCACGCCCGAGCAGGCGTTGGAAAACCCAACCTTGCGAACACAAGTGGTGGGCTATCAAATACTTGATGGGGTAGCAGTTATCCCTGTAAGCGGAGCCTTAGTTAATAAGGGCTCTTATCTACCAACAGCTTCAGGAATGCAGGGGTACAACGGAATACTGACCATGTTTTCCCAAGCATTGGACGACCCTAACGTACAGTCAATTGTCTTAGATATTGATTCGCCGGGCGGGGAAGTAGCAGGTTGCTTTGATCTTTGTCGATTAGTAGCTGCCTCTCGTGACGAAAAACCCATTGCTGCATTTGTTGGTGAACAGGCCACTTCAGCGGCATACGCTATCGCTTCAGCGGCTGAAAAAATCTATGTCCCACAAACAGGTATTGTGGGCTCTATTGGTGTGCTAGTGGCGCATCAAGATTATTCTAAGAAACTAACAAAAGAGGGTATCAAAGTTACTCTCATTCACTCAGGCGAGCACAAGGTAGACGGTAACCCGTTTGAAGCCTTGTCAGGCCCAGTGAAGGAAAAGATTCAGAGTCGAATCGATACTACTCGACAAATATTTGCCGAACTAGTATCTGAAACTCGTTCGATGTCTGTTGATTCAGTCTTGGCAACCGAGGCCCAGACTTACGAAGGCGCGACAGCCGTAGAGATCGGCTTAGCGGATGAAACTATGTCATTTAACGAGGTTATTGAGACAATGAGTAAAGAAACAGATAAAGGTGTTGTAGCACCTTCTGGCGCTTCTATGGAAGCAAAGGATACCAAACAAGTAGCAGAAGATTCTGTTGTACAAAAGGAGGCCGTTGTAAAGGATGAGCAACCTACTTCGGAAGCATCTTCTTTTGACGCAGTTGCTATTACAGAACTGTGTGAAAAAATGGACGCCATTAATCACGTTGCAGGGTTTGTTAAAAACCAAGCTTCTGTCGAAACTGTTACAGCTTCTTTGGACAAGTTACAACAGTTACGCGGCAAGTTGACTGCTGCGGAAATGACCGCCGAGCAAGTTGCTCGCGTCGAAGCAAATTTCGAATCACCTGCTGATTTAGCCGCTGCAGTAATTGCAGAAATGACGGCTGAAGATGCAGAGATTCGTAATACGATCACTTCCGGTGAAGGAGATCAATCTAAGCAGCTAGACGAGGAAACAGAAGTCCTCTACAGCTACCAAACTAACTAATTGAACGGAGATAAAAATGACTGTTCTAAAAGAAGGAAACCACACTGGAGAGTTTATCGTTACAGAAGCTAATGGTTACCGTAGCCGTGAAGAAGGAGCACCTGCTGCTGCTTATGTCGCACCTACAGCTAAGGTAGTCAGCGGCACTGTTGTCCAGTTAACCGCCGACGAGTACGGCGAAGTAGTAGATGCAGCAACTGACCCAGTGGCTGTACTTTACACACCAGTAGCAATTGACGAAACATTATCGGAAGTTGTTGTAATCGCACGTGATGCAGAAGTAGCACGTGCCCGTTTAACCTTTCCTGCTGCTTTCGATGCCGCAATGGAAGATGCTGCAATTGCTCGCTTGTTAGAGCAAGGCATCAAAGTAGTTTAATTAAGGAGAACTAAATAATGTCAGTTGATGTTTTTAATAGCGACCTTTTCAGCCTTCGTTCGCTAACACTTGCGATCAAGAAATTGGTCTATACGCCGACCCGTATTGCCGAATTGAACTTGTTCAATACCCGAGGTATTGATACCACTTCTGTTTTCATCGATATTGGTCAAAACTCTGTAAACCTAGTTTCAGCAAGCGAACGCGGTTCAACCCCGGCTACTGTTGTAGGCGACAAGTACGAGTCTCGTCCGTTCAAAACTTTGCATCTAAGTCAGCGCTCTAACGTACTAGCAGAAGAAGTTCAAAACGTTCGCTTGTTCGGCACAGAAGATACGGCTGCGGGTGTTGAAATGAAGATCAATGAACTTCTAGGTAAGCACGTACAGAACTTGCAGTTAACCAAAGAAAACCACATGTTGGGTGCCATCAAGGGTCAAATTATTGATGCTGACGGCAGTACTGTGTTGTTAGACCTTCATAATGAAATGGGCACTACCGCAACTACGTACGATTTTCCGTTTACTACAGCTACTGCTAAGATTCAAAACGAAGTTGTTGAGTTAAAGCGCATTGTAGACGCTCAATTGGGCGGAGTACCTTACACAGGTATCCACGTACTTTGCGGCAAGAATTGGTTTGACGAGTTCGTTGCCCATCCTAAAGTAGAGGAAAGCTGGTTACGTTTCACAAGTTCTTCTAACTTGCGTGACGACCTGCGTCGGGGATTCCCTTACGGCGGCGTTACTTTTGAAGAGTATCGCGGCGGGGCAGGCGTAACAATTGATGATGACGAAGCTTGGGCTATCCCAATGGGTGTGTCTGACTTGTTTATCGCACGTTACGCACCAGCGGATTACATGGAGACAGTAAACACTATCGGATTGGATTTCTACGCGAAGTCAGAGCCAATGGAGTTGAATAAAGGTGTTGTTATGGAAACCCAAACAAACCCCCTCCACTTGTGTACTCGTCCAAATGCTATCGTTAATCTAACGAAGAGCTAGGACGTGAGTAGACGCCGAGAACAACGAGTAGCTATGAGTGCCTTTCGGCACCATAGTTACCCGGGCGTCTATGAAGACCGTAATGGAAAGACTTGTCGTGTTCGCATTATAGATCACCATATGGTGGAACTAGAGGGCGAGCATGATGAGACTGTTTTTCAAATGGACGCTGTTCAGGTTTTAAACTCGGAGTTACCTGAACACGATACTTCCAGAAGTAAAATAACATCACTTGAGACAGGACAAGTTTACATACTTGGAAGAGAGCTTCAGGACGATGGTTATATGAGGACAATAGAAGTTGGGAAAGAGTAAATGTTTGCTTTTCAAGCGGCGGATACTGAAAAACTCACTTTAATATATGGCGCGCCTGCCGTAACGGCCGTTGCCAGAAGCGCACTAAACGACACAGGTAGGAAAACTCGTACCGAAATAAGTAAGCAGGTAAGACAGGTTTTTAATGTGTCGGCGGCTAAGGTTAGAGAAAAATCTTACATACAAAGACAACGCGGTAGGTTGAGTCAGGTTGACATCACGTACCGTGATAATCGACCACACCTTGGTAGGTTTGCAACCTCTGCAACAAGAAAAGTTAGAGTAAAGGTTAAAAAAGGTGGGGGCACTAAAACCGTTAGGAATGCTTTTCGGATAGAACGTTTTGGTTCCTTAATATGGAAACGACTAACCCCTATTGAGGCTCAAAGTAGTCGGTACAGGGGGCGTAGAATAAAGATAAAAGTACTACGTACCATAGCTATACCAGAAATGGTACGCGCCACGTCTAACAGACGTGGGCTACAGGAAGTTATTCAACGTACGTATGACAGACGGTTTGATCACCATTTTAGAAGACGCTTGGGGCTAGTGTAATGTTAGATATTGAAAGTTTAAGAAATGAAACATCTAATGAAATGCTGAAGTACTTTAAACGGTACGACCTAGCTAATTACATGGAGCCTACGGAGTCACAATTAAAAGACACCCCTGCTTGTTATTTATATCCTATGACCGAAGACCCTCGTGGAGAGACCTTTAGTGGTTCTCAGGATCAAGCGACAGACGAGACAATAAGCTTAGTTATTGTGGCTAAGGTAGAAGATTTATATACAGCAAGGCGTCATGCCAAAGCTGTTTTTCGCGGACATAAACCTAACCCACAAGAAGTGGAAATTCCGTTCCATGAGATGTTATTTGCGGGAGGAGAGATAAGGTCCATAAAAAGTAACACTTGTATCTGGATGGACATGTATAGAACTTACACACTAGGAGGCTGTTAATGCCAAAGATTTATTATGATGAAGAGGGAAACCTCATTAAAGAAGGCTCTAACGGCTGTACCGATTGTGGGCTGCCTATAGACAACAAAGAAGTTATGCCGTCCCCCGAAGTAGAGGACACTAATAAAACAGAAGAGGTAAACGAAGATGACTATTAATATCAACGAACGCTCGAAGGCGCTCTATGTTGAAACCCAAGCGGCCGTAGGTGTTAAAGAAGTTTTTGATGCGACAGATATTTTAAGAACGTCTAACCTACAGGCGTCTATTTATGATGGCGACACTACAACTATTGACTATGATGGTGGTACTGGTCGTAACTCTGTAGAGAAGCACACTACGTTTTATAATAAGTTCAGCTTTGAAGCGGACTTGATTGGCGGCGGTGGCGACGGCGCAGGCAACATTGAAGAGCCTCCTATGGCAGATGTTATTCGAGCTTGCGGGTACGACATGGATGTATCGACAGCAGGTGAGGTTGTGTTCACCATGTCTGATCGATCTAACATTGACATGGCGTCGGTTGGTATGGTACGTACAGTTGCAACCAACGGCCCCGGTGACTTTCGTGTGTACAGATATGACACGTTAAACGCTCGTGGCCAGTTAGGTATTAGCTTAAGTGATGATCGACCTAAGTTTGTTGTATCAGATTTTGGTGGAGTGTACGAACGACCTGTGGATGTGACAAGTACCCCTCTAGGTACGGACGTTCCTGCCCTTACGGTGGCTCCGGTTACGTTTACTAACGGTGCGTTTAATACACTTACGTTTAATAGCGAAGCGCTTTGTACACACGCCTTTAATATACCGTCACTTGGGTGGACTGTTTCACCTATCGATAAACCTAATTGTGCTGATATTACGCTACAAGAAGAGAAGGTTGTTATTGACATTACATTTAAGCAACTGGATTTCGCCACATCAGGTAACCCTTTTGAGTGGGCAGAAGATCACGAGAACGCTAACTATTATCCTTTAGTTCTTAGCATGGATGATCGTGAAGGTCATATCTTTAAGATTAATGCTACTGGCCGGATGATGAATGTTCAAGAAGTTGCATTAGAAGACGGAAACGTGGGTGTTCAGGCGCAAATAGAAGTGCAAGATAATGCAATTGATTTTGGTTTTTACGCTACTGTCTAGGTAGTGTAAAGTGGAAGGGGGTTGTTGACCGTGACTCCCTTCCACAACTTTTTTACGGTCAACTAACGGTAAACGGTACAATTATGAGTAAATTAAAAATCCTTGGCTTTGAAGAGCACGTAAATATTCCAGTATTAGTTGAGTTGTTGGATGATGAAACAGTTGAGTTTGTAGTTAAATTCAAACGTTTGGATCGTAAACAACTAGAGAAGGTTGTTAAAGACGCTCAGGAACGGGCACTGCAAGCACGGGACTTAGAGAGTAAGAAGGGTGTTGCAGAGGATGATGCAGAGCGGAAAAAACTAGAAAAGCAGATCGATAAGCTTAACGCTGAAAGTAATGATCATTTAGTATCAAGGATTGTAGACTGGACAGAGTTATATGATATCGATGACAAAGAAGTTTCCTTTTCAAAAGCCTATCTGAAAGCCATGCTTGACCACCCCGCTTACGCGCGTGCAATAGACACGGCTTTCTGGAAGTCAACAGGTGAACGCCTAAAAAACTAGAACAGGCTGGTCTTTATCTAGGGGACGCAGCTGTAAACAAAAATCTAGAACAAAAATTAGATGCTGAGTTGGAAGAGGCTGTCTTTATGGGGGCCAACAGGGATCACTACAAAGCCCAGCAAATAGAAAGGTCCACCGTAAAGGACTATGAACTCTTTCAAGAAAACATACCAGCATTTAATTTATTTCAAGCCGTGCAAACGCAGTTCAGATACGTCGTCGGGGAGAAGGTGCTTCCTACGGGACTGGACTACGCGGGCGTCACAGCATACTTAAATTGTTTTTATAAACAGGATGAGATACCAGAGTTAATGGAAGATTTACAAGTTATTGAACGGTCTTTTTTGAAGGCACGTCATGGCTAGAACTATATATGAGCACCTGTTACGACTGACCGGAGATAGCTCCGGTCTTGTTCGTGCAGCAGACAGTTCTTCTGGAGCCATAAAAAGATTAGACGAAAGTTCTCGTCGTGGTCAGGCTGCGCTCAATAAATATAACTCTTCCCTTCAGGTATCTACTCGCGCAACTAGTGCTTTCGCGAGAGCATTTGGTGGTATAACAATCGGCCTTGTTGCAAGGGGATTTGTACAAGCTGCCGATTCCATGACGTTGTTAGAGGGTCGCTTAAAACTGGTAACTAACGGCACTGAGGACTTAACGTCCAAACAGGCCGAACTATTTGCCGTATCTCAGGACTCTAGGGCTAGCCTAGAGGGAACAACCTCTTTCTATGTGCGCTTAGCACAACGCTTAGGGGACACCTCGGGACAGACCCTAAAGCTGACGGAGGTAACAGAACTTGTTGCCAAGTCGCTAAAGATTGGTGGTGCTACCGCTAAAGAAACAACTTCTTCCTTACTACAGTTAAGTCAGGCCCTTTCGAGTGGATTGCTTCGTGGTGATGAATTTAGATCGTTGTCCGAGAATGCCGTTGGATTGATGCAGAACATCGCGGACGGTGCGGGTGTAACACAAGCACGTCTACGAGAGTTGTCTATTGCTGGACAGCTAACTACTGAGTTTATACTAGACGCCCTTAACAACTCAGCTCCTCAAATTAGAGCCCAGTTTGATTCGTTACCTGTAACGTTTGGCGACGCCATGCAGCGCGTTACCAACATAGCGTTGCAAGGTGTTAACGAGCTAAACAACAGTTTTGACCTAACAGGAAAACTTGTTGGTACAGTAGAAACACTTACTGAAAACGCAGACAAGCTAGGTATCGTATTAGCTGGATTGGTGGCACTTAAGGTTGCTCAATCTTTTGGTTCTTTTGTAGATGGAGCGGTAGCCTCAGCTAATGCTGCTCGTGCAGAAACATTAGCGCTGGAAAATCAAAATAAATCACTTGTACGAAACAACCTAGCTAAAGTAGGTGCCGCCAATGCTGATGTTCGCGCTTTAAAAGTTAAGAGTGATTTAATAAAGGTTCAAATCGCTGAAGCGGCACAGCTTTCTCGCTCGGCGGCGACCCAAGGTGCTAGGACAGTTGCTCAGAACAGGGTCAACGCACTTGAAGCACAGGCCGTTACGATTAAAGAAGCTTCTGTAAGAGCCTCCGGTAAGTTAGTTGTTGCGGAGACAGCCCTAGCCCAGTCAAAAAGGGTTTTAGCAGGTGCCGCAGATGTTAGCAATAAGAAACTAGGCGTACTTGGGACAACTGTTGGATTCCTTGGTGGTCCTGCGGGCTTTGCCCTGTTACTTGCTTCTGCGGCGGCAACCTTCTTAGCTTTTCGAGATGGTAGTGACGCCATTGATCTCACTTCCGAGTCGATGGAGCAGCTTAACTCTGAACTGTCTTCGCTTAACAGTTTATCTTTTGATGAGTTAGTTGTAAGGCAGCAACAGACTGAGCAGGAAATACAGTGGCGCAAAGAACTAGGCTTTACTAGCGATGCACTAGAACAGCAGATAGGGATAGCCGAAGAACTTAATAAGAAGATTAAGGAGCGAATTGATCTAACTGATGAGGGAAAGGTCGCGTTGCGCTCAGAGGCAGAAGAGGCGCTTCGAGCAGCTAATGCTTTTTTAGCATTAAAAGAAGCACAGCTTTCTGACGATATTTTTGTTGGTGGGGGCGCGACAGCTGCTAGAGCTGAACTATCGGCCGCTACTGAGGCACAAGCTAAAGCACAGGCAGAACTTAATGTTTTTCTTGCCGAGGAAGAGAAACTATATCTAGCCGCTATAGCACAAGGTAATACTGTTTTTGGTAATAGAGCGGAGCAGATCGATAAAACATTAGCCTCTTTCGACAAACAGATAGATTCTATTGAAGCCCTAGAAACAGAGCTGGAAGAACTTTTACTGGCGCAGGGTGAGATTGAAGGGTCTGATGAAAGAAGCATAAAACTTAGAAAACTTGTAGCTGAAAGAATAAAGAAAATTGGCGACGAGCTTAATGGTACCACAAAGAGTACCCGAGAGCATCTTAGCGTTACAGAACAATTAGAGAAAAAAGAGCGTGAGCTAAGACAGGAACTTGTGCAATTAGGGGCTGCACACAAAGCAACCGGACAAGAAGTTTCTCAGTACAGTGTTGCTTATGATAAAGCAAAGAAAGCATTAGACGCGCATAATGGCGTTGTAGACGAAACAAAGACTAGGGTCAAGGAACTTACAAAGCAGTATAAGGACGGTATTATAGGTGTCGATGAATTTGAAAGACAACTTAAAGCGTTAGGACTAACACAAGAGCAGATAAATAGAATAACCGGGGAAACAATAACCGTCCTAGATCGCTTAAATGAAAAACTACGTGATACTAACCAAGCCTTAAAAGATCAAGTTACCGAACAAAGAATTCTTCTGTCTCAAGGTCCTCGTGCAGCGGCCTTATACAAAGCATTAGCGGAGGCAGCTAGAGAACTAGATGTTAATATCGATGATATCCCTGAAAAGACAAGAAAGATTATCGAAGAGAATCTCGCGCTTGGCGAAACAGTTGATGAGCTAGAAGCGGTAAACGATGCTGTAAAGAGTTTTAGCGAAGGACTAGCCAACGCCATTGTTGAAGGAGAAGACTTAGGGGACTTCTTCGAAAACCTTTGGAAGCGGATGGTTAAAGACTTCCTTGCTTCCGGCATAACTAGGTTAATAGGTTCTTTAGTTAGCGGTAAGGGTTTTGATTTAAGCGGGTTCACGACCGGAGGCTCGGGCGGGTCAGTATTAGGAGGTGCTTTAGGTTCTATTTTCGGTGGTGGGTCTTCTGGGGGAACCAGTACGGACGGTACTGTAAACACCGGGGGTTTCGCTGATTCTGTTGGTAACGCACTGGGATTAGACTCTGCTCAAACCGCTGACATCGTACAAGGCGCAGCAGCAGTAGTGTCTTTGTACAACGGCTTTAACCAGATAAAGAATGGTAATGAAGTTGAGGGCGCTTTAAACCTAGCTAATGGAGGCGTAGGAGCGTTTAACTCTTTCCAAGGTCTGACAGGGGGTACGCCGCTTAGTGGCAGTGTCACTGGAGGACTGGGACTTGCTGGTGGTATTTTGGGACTGTATAATGGTATCCAAAATGGTGATGCGCTAGAAGGTTTATTGGGGGCGTACCAAACTTATCAAGGGCTTCAAGGATTAGGTTTATTTGGTGGCGCAACAACTGCCACAGGTGCAGGCATAGCTAGCGGTTTCGGCACAGGTGTTATAGCAGGTCCGGGAACATCGATAGCACAAAACGCCATAGCGTCCATTTACGGTACGCAGGTTACTTCGGGCGCGGGTATTGCCGCGCAGACAGGAGGTGCGGCAACGGCGACCGGAGGTGCAGGCGGGGGCGGATTAGCGGCAGGTCTAGGCGCTACAGCAGCAGGTATCGGCGTAGGGTTGTTGATAGACACTTACTTAAACGATAGCCGTGTACAGAAAGGTTTCGCTGCTGAGTTAGAGCACACTAAAGATTTTGTTGGTAATGCTTTTAATGGTGATTTTACAGACCCTGTTTTTTCCCTTGCCGAAGGGATCGGTATATCGTTGGCAGAAACATTTGGTGGTAGGAGTACCGATGAACTGGGTTTTGATCAACTAACTTCGGTTCTAGAATCCTTAGAAGAAGGAAGGGCAGAAGCAGTCGATGTAGGAAACGGAAACACTTTCCTTGGTGGGTTTAACGAGGATGGAGTATTTTTTAATAACACCTTGTCTAACGACCAAAATGATGCTGTGGGTAGGATACTACAAGAGCAGGGTTTGGTAGATGATGCTCGTGGTATAGGGGATAATGTATTACGTCTAGAGAAAGACGGGTTAGACTTTACTCAGAACAGTGAAGAGATAATACAAAAAGTTAAAGACGCTGTAGCAGAAGTTTCTTTAACCATAACTGATGAAGAGCGTACTATAATTGATTCGGTTAGGAATACATTTGACTCCATTGAAGGGGGTAGTCAGAGAGCATTCTTAGCCTTCGACGAAGCCTTTGATTCGATAGAGGACAAGTCTTTAACTAGCTCTGAAAAGCTAGCGCAAGCCTACTCTATGGCCTTTGATACTACCATTGAAGCGGCCAACGACTGGGTTGCTTCAAGTGAATTATCGGCCGAAAGATACGGGCAAATATTTGATAACGCTAGCGGAGAAGCCTTGTCTTCCGTTTTAGATTTTACTTCAACAGGAGCGGAAGCAGTAGCGAGCTTTTCAGAGGCGGCTAACTCTGGGGCATTAAATATACAGAATAGTTATACAGGCTTATTCAATGGAATAGATTTAGGTAACTTTATTAACCCTGATCCTATAATAGTAGATGTGATTCAAAGAAACAGTCAACAGGTATCCTCTGCTTCTAACGATAATACTTCTAATCAACCATCTGCTTTCGGACAAGACCTCACACAAGCCGTGCAAGAACTCGTGGTGGCGGTAGGGGAATCAGACAAAGAACTTAAAAACATAGCACCTTTCATTAGGCAAGTTGCGGCAAACCCAAGTATAGCGATATGATAGCAGAAGATATACTCTATAACTGCCAATCAGAATACTCTATTCTTTTAACAGTAGACGGAACCCCCTACACCGATAATAGCCAGTTGGGCAGTGGTGTTGAAGAAAGATTGACGGGAGGCCTTGTGTACACACAGGCCATACCTGATATGTGGGGAGAGGGAGTGCAGTCTACACTAGCTTCAATACCCGCAGTGAGTACTAACTTAGCGCCATTAACAAGTGAATTTAGCAGGCGGTTAAAGGGTAAAGCTTATGACATTAAGGTGTGGGGTATTATAAATAAAGGTCTTTCTACAGAGCAGGTGATTGATTTTGACAACAAGGTGGACTTCTTTTCCGGCTTGATGAACGGTTCACCTAGGTCAAAAAACCAGTTTCTTTTTTCTATGGGCTCTGATGATCAGATTTTAAAAAAGAATCTACTTGTTGAAACATTAAAAGAGGATGACGACTTTAGGGCGGGTGATA